CCCGGCAGTCAGCACGGTGATAGCCGTGATGAAGTTGTTAGGATCGCCATCCGTGCCGATTTGCACCGTCATCGCGCCGGTTCCGGCGAATGCCGTGGTCACGTTGAGCAGCGCCTTGGTGATGATGAAGTCCGTTGGTGTGTCGCCAAGCGATACGGTCACGGTGTCCGAAGACCCGGTTCCCTCGTCAATATCCGTATAGAGGATCTTGAATTTGTGAGTGAACCCTTGTGCTCGCGCTTGGTTGGAAAGGGTGCTCTTGCGAGCACTTCCGAGTGTTACTGCTGTATCTGCCATTTAATTATTTCTCCTTGTTAAGATTCAAGATTAGTTAAAATAGCCATGCGCCTTGGGCGAATCACAGGATATTCCCGCTATCAAATCCGCATAACCTCGTTGACCGCCCCCTTGGTCTTCCAACTCGCTGCGGGATTCCGCTTTGAGACTGAAGACGGATACGTATTCGGGATCAATGAGTAGTCCGGCATCACCGTCCACGGTGGCGCTTCCGCTAGTCCGATTCAAAAACACGGACGGCACAATAGCTACGTTCCCAAAATCGCCCTCGTAAAGATTCACAGATAGCGTGATCTTCTTGGACTCAGCAGTTTGAGTAACTTGGTAAGTTGATTGCACAGAGGCAACTGCGCGACTGAAATTTGAGATTTCACCCTTCAACGTAGGGCCAGCAATTAGAGTAAGCTGACCACCGGGCATTCCGTTAGCTTCATAGAGTTCTTGAAGAACGCTGTTGAAGGTAGTTTCGACCTGCGTGCCGGTAGTGTCGTTGGCAACGTTCTGAGCGAATGCCGGTACGTCGGATGGTTGACCACCTACTCCCAACCACTTGAACATGCCTCGCGTTTTGTACGGTGTACCAGAGCCAGCTTCGGCTTGACGATCTTGAGCGGAGCAAATTGCACTTTCAAAATCACGTTTTAATTCTCGTATCGCCTTACTTTCGGCATTAGCGTATTCGCTTGAAATTGCGGCTGTTTCCACTAACTGTTGGATATCCGAAACCATGTACGATCGTCTTAGCTTTTGTACATAATTCCCTAATCTCGTCCGATTGGCAGATTGATTGGAAAAGCTCGTAACGTCTTCTCCCTCATTGACTCCCGCAAATTCTGCGGTGCTAAGATCATCTACTTGCCACTCAAAGAACGTGCCAGTGGCTTTCTTCTTGGAAGCGAGTGATGTCAGGGGCGTAGATTCGGGTTCTAGGATGGTCAAGATATCTGTCAAATCCTCTCTATTTCCTGCCGTATTATATGATGTGCTTGATGCCATTTTGCGTGGCCCTCCTTAATTTTTATATGATTGTTTAAATTATGCTACCTTCCGTTTTAGCTTCAGGTAATCGGTGTAGTCCGCCATGTTTCCCGACTTCTGGAATCTCGCGTGAGCCGCTTCCAAAGACTTCCGTGCTTTCGTTTCTCCCTTTGGCCCTGACGCTCTTGCCGGTGCAGCTTCCGTTATTGCGGCTGGCGCTGTCGGCTTCTTCGTCTTCTTGGGCTTCCCCGCAGCAGCTTGTTCTGCCTGTACGGCGCGTAGACCTTTCACCATGAGTCCAACCGCGAAGTTGGAGTTTGGCAGGTGGTCTACCAAAGGTTTGTAGAGCGCGCTATTTTTGACCTGCATGAACATGGCGTAATCGTCACTGGAAGGATCTCCCAGAAACTCAAACGTCTGTATCGCTTGCTGGTCAGAGCTAGTGCGTTCCTTGATCCACGCCTGTCTCGCAGGTGCATCCTTTCGGATTATCTTGCGAGCGTTGTTGCGGATTCTCTTGAGGTCGGATTTGGAGTAAGTTTTGTCAGCATCTTTCACGACGTATTCGTTACCGTCATCGTCATACTGAGCCTCGTTCTCCATCCCCTCCTCCGCCCATTCAATGAGTGAGTTGAGATTTTCCACCTCTTGAAGAAGTTGCTGATCGTCACTTGCCCCGGACAAAGCGTTTTCGCTTAGAAAGGCTGGTGCTGATTGCGGCGCTTGCTGGGCTTGTTGAGCTTGCTGTTGCAGCGCTTGGTTTTCCGCAGCCAACGCTTTTTTCTGAGCCGTCAGCTTGCCAAACCTTTTCACTGCGCTTGCATTCAATTGCTTGGCCAGCGCCGTTGATTCTTCTTCCGAGAGTGAATCAAGGTCTACGTTAAACTTAGAAAGAACATCGGACTTCTCTGGGGGCGGTTCAGCAGATTCCTCTGCGTCTTGCTCCATGACTTCCGTTGCTTCGGGTTCTGATTCGTCCGCAGCTTCTTCAGCGGTCTCCTCTTCTCCTTCAGCGCCTTCGGGTTCTTCTTCCGGCTGTGTTCGCTTCTTCAGTAATGAATCCGCAAATTCAGCCATCGTAAGGTTGCCCTCCGGACTAGATTCTACTTCCACCGAACTTTGAGAGGCATCGGAGATTTCCTCTTGTACTAACGTTTCCATAAATACTTCAGAGGCGGTTTGCCTCAGTTGTTGCAAATTGTAGCTTTATGTAGCTGAAGGGGCAATCTTATTGCAAGTGACTTGCATTAAGGAATGGGCAGATGATCCGCTTGTTGCCTAATTTTAAAAATGATTCAACAATTCACGAAAACCAACGCAAGTGCTTGTTCACCAAGTACATGATTCCGTTCGCTAAAGACACCCCCCTTTAGCGAACGGTTGACGTCATGGCACGAAAAAGCCCCTCCCCCGTGAAAAAAACAAAACGCGAAGGAGGGGCTATAGCAGTGTGTGGGTGCTATGAAAGTGTCTTTATCATGTCCAGTTCCTGGTCTATGGCTTCCAGCTTGCCCGTGAGCAGGAAGTGACGGTTGGTTTCCGTCTCCATTCCCAAGTAGCGGATGACCTCTTCCCTCTGGGCTTCGCGGAACTCAATGAATTGCTTGAAGTGCGGCTCTTCGCGGATGATCGCCAATGCTTTGATGACTTCGCTGTTGTCCAACTCGTGGTAAGTCTTGGTGAGGCTGTTTATGAATTTCTTGAACATTTATCGGGTGGCGTTGTAAATGATCCCCAAGATCATAAGTAAAGTGTCAGTCAAGGCTTCTCGCTCAAAGAAGAACAGTATCATGGCGATGACCCAGTACCATTCTTTCTGGAGATTGTTCAACTAACCCGGCACTTGATTCCTTTCTTACACCGAAGCGGCTTGACCGTATGGCGTAGGCATAGTTCCCAATTTGCCAATTTGCGCGTTTTGCTTTTGCATGATCTGCATTTGGCGCTGTTTTAGGTACGTATCTATGCGCTCTTGAAGGGCAGGATCTTGCTGCACCTTTTGGGCAATGTCAGGCTGTTGCAGCCATTGTTGGAAAATCTGTAGTTTCGCTTCGTGCGCGTCACCTTCCTTCACGTTGGGCGGCACACCGGCGTAAATCTCCGCAATGGTCTGACGCTCCTCGTCCATCGCTTTCGCGGATGCCGTTTCCGTGGGTAGCATAATTGACTCGCTTGCGCCGGGGAGTATCTGCGCAACCGCTACCTGTAGAAGCTTCTCCGTGTCCAGAGTGCCGTTCCTGTCCAGCACACCGGCAAGTTCAGCGATTGCCTTCACGCGCTCTACCATTTGGGCGGGGTCTTGGGAACTGACGTCAAAGCTCAACCAAAAATCAAATCTCTCACCCGCCGCTCCCTTGGCGAACTTCTGAATGTCGTTCACGCCGGTCACACGGAAGTACTCTTCGTCAGGGCCGTACTGCTGGTACAGATCGTAGACTTGATCCAATACTTGCTTGAGATGCCCGAACACTTTGTCCACGACTGCTTGCTGCTTGGCTTGCGCCTCTATGGGGTCAACACCGGCGGCGTTTCGTCCGAAGTAACGATCTGCGGATAAAGTGATGAATCTGCGGATTTCAACAGATCCCGGATCAAAACGCGGGGTGTCCGCAAAATGTGTCTCGCCGGGAGTGCGATATGGAACTTTTACTCCCGGCCCCCATGCGGCTGGCGCTCTACCCATCGGGTGCTCAAGGGGCGGCAAAGTCGCTAGGGAAGTGCGGTCTATCAGCGCGTCAGTCTCTACCTTGAGCACTTGCTGAAGGCTTTCGCATAACTCCGGGTAGCTGCGGGAGGAGTACATCCTTTTTGAAACTTCCTCCAACTTGGTGACCACGAACGGGTACTTCCCCGAACCGTAATCCAAGAGGGCGTGTTTTCCGTATAGCTCTGGTACTGAAGAACATAGGACTGTGCAATAGATCCCCGGCACATCATCTTCGTCTAAAAGTCTTTGGTAACAGTAAATCACGTCTATGGTCTGGTCATCCGTGCCGGAGGTATCCAGATTGTCGCGCAATCTCCACTCGTTGCCGGTGTCGTCAGCGCCGCGAGCATTGGAATCTATGCACGCATCCACCCACTCCTCATCCCATTTCTCCGAAGCCACTTTGGCTTTCAATTGTTCCGGAGTCATTTTCATGACGTGGAAACAGTATGGGGCTTGCTGGGGATCAATAGTCCATGATGGAAAGAATACGTCTTCGTCAGGAGTGAGAGCCTTTATGCGCGGCTGGTTTATAACCTGTCGCGTTATAGGCACTGTGGTCTCACCATCCTTACGTAATTCGCGGAGCATCGCTTTCCCCTTGCTCTTGCTCACCTTGAAATTCTCTTTCAGTAACTCCACCAACTGAGCGTCCATTGAACCGTCAGCAATGATTTGCGCCATCTCCGGCATGGCTTGAGCAATCTCGTCCATCTTGATCGCTTGCTGCTGCTTTAGGTCGTGGCTGTCCCAGTATACGTAGCTGATAGCCAACCCCTGCCCGAACAGGTGATTCAAGGAAAGTTCGCACTGAGTATAGAACTCATCCATGCGGCTGTTGATGAGCCATCGTAGGAAGTTACTGATTACCGCCGCTCTCGCTACGTCGTTGCTTTCGGTGGGCGTAGCTACGATGTGAGCGCGTCTTATGGCGTTCATGCACATGGCGACCCTGCAACCGATCAGTTCGTCTGCTAGTCTTACCTCTTGGTCTGAGGCCTTATCCCAAGGGAATACCTCGCCTGTTGAAGTCAGGGAACTGTGCTTCTTGAAGTCGCTGGATTTACCCGCCCATTGGCAATTTCGCACATCCCAGTCGCGTTGGCGGCGGTCTAGCCACTCACCAAGGTCACTCTGCGTTGTCTTGTACGCTTGGATGAGGTAATCCACATCCGGTTCTTTACTCGCGTACAAGAGTTCTGGATCGCTTGCATCCATAGTTGCATTGCAAAACTACAATACGACTCAATAAGCGTCAACTAATATCCTCCACCACCCGTGGTCTGGAGCATGTTGTGAGTGACGTACTCCGCTCCACTGGTGACTAGGTATCTTATGCAGTCAGGGTAGTCCTTGAAATGTTCCGCAGAACCGCCCGTTCCCGTGTACTCCATGAGGCTGGTGATGGTATTGTCGCATTGATCACTGACGTACAGCTTCGGGCAATTCTTCTCCGTGAGCGGTTCCGCCTCGTCCCAACTGAGTAGGTCGTTTATCGCGGCGCAACCGCTCTCAATCTCCTGTCCCGGCGCGGCGCGGAATACGAACCCCAAGTCGGTCATGCTGTTTATGATGTTACTAGTACCTTCTTTGGTACGTACCGTG